ACGGATGATGAGATTACGCTAATCATTGCTGACTGCGCTAGTTCGCATCAACATACTGATATTCACTTAGCCAGAGCCATTGAACAAGCACACGGCATTAAGGGGGAAGCATGACAGACGAACAAGTTGAAAAAATCATCAAGTCAAACATGATGTTGCAAATGAATCTTGCTGGCATAAGAGCAGACTTTGAAGAGGCATTACAGCGCACATGGGTAGGGCTGACGGATGAGGAAATTCAACAAAGCTACAGACTAAAGTGCAAAGAGTTTGGTCATTGGTTGGATGAAAGAGCGTTTCTTGTTGCCACTAAGTGGGCAGAAGCCAAACTCAAGGAGCGCAACGGATGATTCTGAACCAAGGAAAACTAGCGGGTGGCTTGGCTGATGAGCTGATTGAAGTCGTTCGCAAGTATGACGAAACGCTTTACATGTCTACTGTGATAGGCGTACTGGAGCTGGTTAAGCAACAACTGATACAAGAAAACGTGGTGGAGGACGACGATGATTGATATTCTGATTTATACAAAAAGCAATTGCCCTAATTGCACGGCAGCAAAGATGGTTTTAAAGATACAGGATCTGCCATACAGGGAAATCAGCGTGGACAGTGAAGAGAACAGGGCGCTGCTGATGAAGGAAGACGCCAAGGCGCGCCAAATGCCGCAGATCTTTATCAACGGTCAGCGGGTCGGGGGCCTTGCAGGCTTACAGGCGGCACTTAAACAAATCAAGGGGGCAGCATGACTGCGGAACTAAATCCTACGGAGCGGGCCTTGGGTTGGAGAAAGAGGCAAATGATTATTCATCAATTGGAAAAGAATCTGCGCAACGACACGATTGAAGAAATTGCGCAGGAAATTGAAAAGATGACAGCGTTTGGACCTGACACAATAGCAAGCTTTGCTGTCTACATCAGGGGCATGAAGCGATGAGCTTTGCCAACCAACATTTGCAGCTAGGGCGGGTATCTCCGATGCATAAATTTCAATTCTGTAACAAGTGTTCAACGATGCGTCCGCCGGAGGGTGGAATTGAATTGAGTGCGACGAGATGGCACTGCGCGAGTTGCTGGGCCAAACGATTAACAACAAAGAACTTAGTACAACATGCCAAGACCAAAACCACCGGAACCCCTAAAGGGAAGGTATCTAAGGATGTCTGACTCTGAATGGGCAGCATTTAAAGATTTAGGCGGAGCTGATTGGCTTCGCAAGATGATGAGAACGAAACCGAGAAATTATTATGAAGTGTTCCAAAGACCAGAAGAGGCTGCAACCCCAAGAGCCCCAAAAACCTTTGAGCCAAGAAGAGTTGATGGCGTGGTGGCCTTTCACGCGACTTGACCCAAAGTTATTTCCAAAACCAAACCAACGCGATTTATCGCAATATGAGGAGAGTCCAATATGAAAAAACGTAAAACCATCAAGCTGCCGTCCAAAACCAAACGCGCGACAGCATTTATGCAGAGTAATCCTGCGGCAGCCCCAAATGAGGTAGCAGCCCGATTTGGCCTGACCAAACAATCCATCTATGTTTTGCGTAACAAGATGAAGAAGGAGGGCTTTGTATTCCCCAAGAGGGGTGAGCAGTTGCCCTCCCTTGCTCCGGCAGCGCCGCTTACATTAGGGGAATACCTTGAAGCCATAAATAATTCCCAAAAGCATGAGGAAGTGGGAATCGAGATGTACGAAGACGCGGTGGACGCGACGCTTGACGCTCGGGCCGTGGACTACGGCAAGTTCATCGAGGGCGCCGAAGTCATGCAGATGCTAAAACGTGTTGTGCAGAATGCTCTGAGCAATCGTGACAAGGTGTTGGCACATGATCAAGCAGAGTCCATGGACATGATCATCCACAAGATTGGCCGCATTATTAACGGCAATCCTGACGTGGTAGATCACTGGTTGGATATTGCCGGCTACGCGCAGTTGGTAGCGGACCGCCTAAACGGCCGCATCCGCTGATTACTTGGCCTCACCCCAGCTCGGTCCGACTTCCACATCGCACCGACTGGGGACCTGCATGTTGACACATGTTGCCATAATTTCGGCAGCACGCTCAGCTTCTGCTTTTGTTTTGACGCTCAGGGCCAGTTCATCGTGAACTTGCAGCATGGGCATGATGCCCTCACGCGCTAGGGCAACCATGGCTGCCTTAGTCTGGTCGGCTGCAGAACCCTGAATCAAACGATTTAAGCCCTTGTAAGTGCCGGCGCGCTTGATCCGTTGGCCGTATTCAATGACGGCTTGCTCACGTGGCAGCGCTTTGTTCACTCCCCACTCCATCGGCTCCCAAAGTGGGAACCGGCATTTGCGCCCAAGCAGCGTGCGGATGGATCCGCCAGAGGCGGGATGCTCGATTCGTTTCATCACAGCATTGACTGTGCCTTTCAAGAACGGAACATTCCTGTGGAACTGGTCGATCAGCTCGGAAGCTTCGTCGAGGTTCAGGTCAAGCTGCGCTGCAAGCTTGTTTTTGCCCATTCCGTACATCAACCCCAGACCAATTGTCTTGGCAGCCTTGCGTTTGATGCCGGCCATGTCGGCAACCATCTGGTGGAAGTCAGTATTTGGATTTTCTTGATAGGCTGACACCATTTTGTCAGCTCCGGGTAAGTCTAGTAGTGATGCATAGTGCACAAGAAGGCGTGGTTCTTGAGACGAGAAGTCATTTGAGGCCCAAAGCTCGCCGTCTTCTGGCAAAAACAAGCCGCGGACCATGGGGCCGATGATTTCATGGCGCGCAGGGACCTGCTGCAGGTTCGGATTGGCCATGGACAGGCGTCCTGTAACGGTGCCGCCATCATCTGAGCGCATCTGGTTGACGTGCGGATGAATGCGGCCAGTCTTGGCGCTGAAGTTCAGATAAGGCTGCAGGAAAGTGCTGTGTGTTTTGTTGGTTTCGCGGGCCTCTACGATCATTTTGGCAATCGGATGCTCACAACCATCCAAGAAACCTTTTGTGAAGCTTGGAAGGCCGTTTTCTGTCTTGGCATAAGGCAAATTAAGCTTGTCAAAAGCTAAGGCGATGCTTTGTGCGGCCCAGATATCGACGTTGGATCCGACAAGTGATTTGAGGTCCTTGTGGATTTGTTTTTCGCGGGCAATCAACTGCTCGATGAGCTGCTCACATTTTGGTCGGTCAAAGCGGATACCGCGCACGGTCATGTTGTGCAGGACGGGGAAGGCTTCTGTTTCGAGGTTAAAGATCGATTCGACTTCATCCTGACGCATGCGAATCTTGAACGATTGCCAGAGTTTCAGTGTGAGCGCGGCATCCTGCTCAGCGTACTCCCCCACATACATGGCGGGTAGTTTCCAAAGTTCCTTTTTCGGGTGGACTCCGAAGTCTGCAGCGGCTTGTTTGAGCCCTTGCTCTGACTTGATTTCTTGGAGGTAATCAAATCCCAAGGCGTTGAGAGAATAGCTGAAACGGTTCTCATCAAGAATTGGGGCGGCGAGCATGGTATCGATGATCCGTCCGTTGACTTTAAAACCACTTGCTTGTAGCCACCCCAAGTCATAGGCGGCGTTATGCATAACCTTATCGGAAGGGTAAGCCAATACGTCCGTAATCCATCGTTCCACTCGGCGTTTGTCCAGATTTCCACCACCTTGATGCGCCACTGGAAAATAGCCAGACCATCCATCGACGGCAATGGCGTAGCCGACAATGAAACCGTCGTTCCGAGGCCATCCCGGGCCCATGGATTCCATGTTGGGGTCACAAGTTTCGAGGTCAATTGCAATTTCTTTCGCTGTTGAAAGGTTTGGGAATACCTCTGGGGCCACCCACTCCGTTGGTGTTGGGAAAAGGGGAATTGTTTTCATATTTTGAAGCCTTTTTCGGTATGTTTGGGTAGCACTAAATGCAGAGTTTTCTTGGCGCGGGTGATTCCCACGTAAAAGAGCCGGTGAACGTTGTCCCCGTTACTTGCGTACTCTTTCGCAAATTTAGGTGAGAGGTCCATGAGCAGCAGCACGTTGTCCGCCTCGCCACCTTTAGCGCCGTGGATCGTGGACAGTTTGATTCGGCCCATGGTTGAGAGCTTGGTTCCGCGGCGCAGGACTGCGGTGAGGTAGTCGCGCTTGTCTTCGCTGATGCGGGACAGGGCTTGGTGCCAGATTGCATCGGTTTGTAGGCCGAAACTGTTCTGGAGATCCTTGATGCTGTATTCAAGCAGC